ATGACCTGATACCACCAAACCGCGGTGTCGTCCCGCTTGCCGAGATCCCACGCCGTGTGTACCGGCACCTCTGGCTGGTAATCGACCTGGCAGATCCGTCCCTGCTCTGTAGCCTCGCGCATCTCAGTGCCGTAGAAGGCGCCGAGGATAGCTGCTTCAAAGCTGCACTCGTATTCCTGGTCGTATTGGTCTTTGCTCAGTTGAGCTTTTGCAGCCGCCAACTCGCCATCAGGCAGCAGCCCTGACTTGCTGGCCGGTAACTGCAACAAAAACCAGTCATCCTGCAACCGCTCGGCGGTCTGTTTTATATCCCAAAACTGATTCTTGCCCTTCGGTGTGCCACCAAACACCGCCCAGCCTTGCCGGTCAGAGAGCGCCGGCCGGATGACGTTGCCCCAGACGCTAGGCTTGAAGTCTCCGTATTCATCCATGAAGATACCGTCAAAGCCCAACCCGCGCATAGAATCGGCATTGTCTGCGCCAAACAACCTGACCTTGCTGCCGTTAATCATGTCCACGGTCAGCTCAGATTCGTTGGTGCTGGCAGCAGAAGTTGCGCTGAAATGCTTTAAGTAATCCCATGCCACGCTTTTAGCCTGGCTGCGGAAAGGTGCGATGTAAGCATACTGCGGCATCTCGCTCTTGCTAGTCACCGCCGCCCGAATCAAGTCGTTGATCGCCGCCACGGTCTTACCAGCCCGCCGGTGAGCCACCAGGCACGACCAACGCTTGGTGCGCTGGTGGAACGGCAGGAAAGCGGCACGAGGCTTGTAAGGAATAACGTGCAACATTACTCAAGCCACCTGAAGGTATGCTCTTGCGGCCCGCCATCTGGCCCGGTTTGCTCTGACCGCGCCAGCTTCGGGATATGATATTCAATAGCGCGCAGGTACAAGTCGAGCTTCTTGGCTGGATCGTCAATGCTCGACAGCCACGTAGTCATTTGCCCAACGTTCGCAGACGCAAATGCGGCAATCGCCTCGCGCACATCGACCGTCGTCTTGTTACCGACCCCGGCCTTGCGCCCGCCTGTTTTTATCCCTTTTGCCATCTATTTCCGTCTGAAGTGGACACTAACATTTGTAAGTGGTCGCTCACTTACGCACAAATGACGGTGGTCGTTTTGAGAGCGCCCGCATCGCTCTTGCCACCGCCACGCGGGATTGCGCTGCCAAGGAGACTCGCGCAAAAGTATCTTAGTCCACATTTTTTCTGCGCGCAAGCGCAAAAATTAGGATAAATCAACAATTCGTTGAATATACCGTCCCTTTGCATTTTTACGCCATCCGTGAACCTCAATCCGAATGCCAGCCTCGCGCACCCTGCCGATGGTTTCAGATGCAGCAACCTTTTGAACCCGGTTAGCAACGGCCTGGGCGGTAACTTGGACAGCCAGCACCTCGCCGCGCCTGACGGCCAGCAAGTCGGCCCATCCCCATAAATCCTTACGGGTTCGGGTAAACGAATTCCACTTTTCCACGACCTCTACCAGGTAACCAAGTTCTCGGAGAGCTGCCAGGCTGCGTTGAGTTGGTGTCATTTTTTACCTTTAAAATAAGAGTGTGCAGGAAAATGCACACATGCACACTGTTGCTGCCCACTTAGCTGCACACTCTTAATACGACATTCGGCATAGGCATTCGGCACAGACATTTTGATTCGGCACAGACATTCGGCATAGGCATAGACATTCGGCATAGACATTCGGCACGCCAGATGCTGCGCTGCGTTGGTGTCATGTGTTGTCCCTTTGTTTTAACAGCCATTGAGTCACTTTATTGCTGGTTTCAGAATTGCTGTGCCGGTCTGGATGGCACAATCGAATCAAAAGCGGCAGCATTTCTTTTAATTCGTTGCTGACATTGTGTTTGGGCGGCGGCGGCGGGCGATAAGAATTTTGATACCTGCTTTCTTCTGCGCGTTTCTTTTGTTTTATCCAACATCTTAGGCAAATCCTTTTCCATTCTTCGTCGGCAAAAAAAACATTAGAACAATGTTTGCAATTGATGTAGTCCCCCATGTTTATTGCGCCAATGCGCGCCAATGTGCGCCAATGCGCGCCATCTTAAACATTGGCGCACTACAGCGCGGGCGGTGCGCCAATGCGCCGCACCGCGGTGTGGGGGTATGGGGGGAGGAGCGCGGCGCACTTTTTACCCTCTTTGGCGCACTTTTGTTAGTAATCACTAACATATCAATTACCATCCTTTTCTTCGTTTTTGTCCGGCATTGGCGCACTTCCTACCACAAAAACCTCACGCATTTTGCGGTCTTTGGTGCGGAAAACCGCCCGATATATCCGGCCCTCGGCCTGTAATTCTGCCAACAGATCCATCAAATCAGATGCCGTTTTGACGCTTTTAGGAAACCCTGCGCGCTTGCTCAACAGGTGCCAAACCGAAAAGCCGCCGGTATTAGACGTTGTTACTGTTTCGCCCCGATTATTAAAATCCTGAAGCATAGAAACCAGTATGCCTTTTGCCAGATTTGCGGCTTTCTGGCGTTCGGCGGCAATAATTGCAGCATTGGCGGCGGCGCCAACATCGGTAAAACTGCCATCCTCCAGCGGCACACCGTCATGCCAGCGCAGGCGCACCGGCTTTGCCCGCGGCCCTAGATTGGCCTTCTGGTGCTCGATGGTCAGGCAATCCTCGTCCTTTTCGACGTTGAGCGACAGGCGCGAGCGCACACTGTTGTGCCAGGCGGTGGATCCTGAATAATCCTCTTTGCCCGCCTCCCTGCCTGAAATGGCAGAAACCTTATTAACGTGTGCCAACAGCAGGACAGCGCGTCCTGGCCGAGCGATGCGGGAGCGCAAAGAGCGGACGAACTGGCGCACCTTTGCGCGTTTAATCTCGTCATCGTCAAAAGTGTCGGATGCGTTATCGACCACCACCAGCCCGATATTGCGCTTTGCGACCAGCTCGGACAGGGCGCCGAGTAGCTTGGTTTCGGTCACGCCGCGGGCGTCGCGGTGCAGCGCCGGGTCAATATCCGATGCGTCCAGGAGCAGCAGCTTGTCATCCAGCTCTGCTGGCGCCACGGACAACGCCTTACATAAACTGTGAAAACGCCGCAAAATAACCTGTGCGCCATCCTCGCCGCTGAAGAATAGAACAGGTGCGGCCACGGTGTCCAAACCGCAGAACGGGCGTCCTAGCGCAACGTGGATGGCCAAACTCATTGCCACATAAGATTTACCGCTGCCGCCATGACCGGCAAATAGGGTAACTTCGTTGTGCGGGATCCAGCGGTCAACGAAATGCGGTATTGGAGTAAATGGATCGGCAAATGCGTCAAAAGCCAATAATTGCTTTTCAAGGTCGGAAATTGTGACTTCCGGTTCTGGTGTTGCCGAGCTGGTGCCTGACATGGGGTTTTTCCATCCTGCCGCCTGTGCGCGGGAAAATAGGGTTTTAATCGTCACACCAGCAACACGCTTGGTTGAAAAAGACAGCCATTTCGCCCGCTGAATCTTGTGGTCGAACTTCCGCGACTGGCCTGACCATTCCACCCAGACCTGGTAAGCCAGGTCGCCCAGCCCAGTTGCGTGCAGCGCCATGCCTGCTTCGATCCACTGATGGTAATCCTCGTGATCCAGCACCTTCAGCGCGTCTGCTGCCTCTGCAAGCTGCACCGGCAAGGTGTAATTGCCGAGATTGGGAGAACTCGGCGCCGCCCCTGTGTCGGCTGGCTCCATCAACATGCGTTCCAACCAGACGGGCGCCCGCGCCGGCGTGAACCCTGCCAGCAGATCAAGCCCGTCGTCCCAGGCATACCGGCGCCCCGAATGATGGATGCTAGGTTCAGCCACGATATAGCCATTGGCTTTTACGTCAATACCCTGCGCCAGCTTGCCACGACAGCGTTTAACGGCCTCGGCATCGATCTTGACCAGGTAGTGCCACCCGTTACCGCTGCGCTGTGTGGGAGTCTCTGGCAGCGCGCCATTAGCATGTATCAGCGCATCCCAGCTTAGATGCCCAAGGTTGCGCGTATCGACATCGAGCGCCACGCAACCTGCGTCGCCCATAGCCAGCCCGATGTTGGCGGTTGGCCACTTACTCCACCAGCCGCGGATCGTCATCTCGTCGGCACTGGCCTCGGTCGCGCCGTGTGCGGTCAGCGGATGTTTGCCGGGCGACCGGCAGTCAGAGTCGCCGCAAGTGCAGACTCCAGCGCGGATGCCGTTAAGCGGCAGAACACGAAAGCCGCGGAGCGCGTATTTAAGTGCGGCATCCAGTAGAACCTTTGGATGCAGCTTGACTACTGGATCATTCTCAGTCATGGAAACCCCCTAAAAGTCTGAATGCTGTTGCTGCCACTCTTGGAACTTGTCCGTTTCCAATGGCTTTAAGTCTGTCCACTCTAGCGGCCACCCCATTAGCCACTCGACCCACGTTGGGTTCAGACGGCCAGTTTCTTGATATTCCACATTGAAGCAAAGCTGATCCATCCGTGATTTCCCGTCCTTGCGTATCATCTGCTGCCCCACCCCCTTGTAGTCGCATACTCTTGGCGTCGGCCATTTGTTTTCCGCAACCATCGTCCTTAAGTTTTTGCCCCCTTGCGCCGAATGTCCTGCCCCCGTGTAATCGCTTGCTGTCGGCGTCGGCCATTTGTTTGTCCTCGCCATAAAATCTAGATTGCCCGTTCCCGCCCTCTTCGCTGATCTCTCGCCGCCCCCGCCGCCCGTTGTCGGTGTTGGGAATATCGGATTCGCATACCTGCTCTGCATTGATGGCGCCAGTTGATTGGCTGTCGCTGTTACTGTGGGCCATCGCTTCATATTGCTCACTTGATCGCGCAAGTTTGCTGGTTTGCTGCGCCCCAACCTCGCTATTGTTGCTTCCCGATGCAATGCCGCCTCTGATTTCGGTGGCAGTTTGTCCATTGTTGTCGGAGTAGCCCACAATCCAGATTCTCTCTCTAAGGTGTGGCGCACCAACGTCTGCTGCTGATACGACACCCCATCGCGCATCAAACCCCA